TGACTTTTAATCAAGTTGTCCCGGGTTCGAGTCCCGGGTGTCTCATCAGTGTGAAACGGCTCAAGGCTTTGATTTACAAGGCTTTGAGCCATTTTTTAATTTCTTTGATGGTTGAAAGTAAGTAGTTTTAATGCAAAATAGATGTCTAAAAATGTCTAAAATCGCTTGTCTAAAAGTAAGATGTCTAATAAATGTCTAATAGATTTATAGTGATATTGCAGTCTCTATGGAGTTATTTACCTGCTCTTTATCTACTAAAATGTGGCTGTACACATCTATAACCATTTTCTCGGTATCGCCTAAAAGTCTGGCAATCATCTTTGTAGATATAGCAGGCACTTGATAGCACAGACGAGTGCAGTAGTTATGTCTGAAGATGTGCGGAGTAAGACCGTGTATAATCCTGATTGTATCTGTACCGCCTGCAGCAATATTCATTTTCTTTATGATTTGTTCCCACATTTTTTCAAAGCTTGATAAAGTCATTTCTGAACCGTCTACCTTAGTGATTAAGTAATTGTCTACTGTCTTTATGTAGTCCTTTAAAAAGTCTTTTAGATATCCGGGCATCGGCACTGTTCTTTGCCCCCTAACTGTCTTAGTTTCTTTTATGTAAGACCTATTGATTTCAAAAGCCATTGACTTAATTACGCTTATTTCAGCATTTTCAAGTGATATATCATACTTTGTGAGCGCTAAGGCCTCACCTCTTCTCAAGCCGCAGCCGTAAAGTAAGTATATAAAGCACTTTTCTCTGCCGGTAAAATCTGCGGTCTTTATTGCCCTGATTTCAAGCTCTGTAAGAGCTCTCTTTTCTTTGCTCTTGTATGAGGGCAACTCTAAATCATCTACAAGCGCATGTGCCACATTTATTGGTATTAGTTGAGCCTTTGAAGCGGATTTTAGAATTTGCTTTAAGGTCAATGCAAGTTGTTGACAGGTTCGGGGTCTATCCACTCTTTCATTTATTAAGCTTTGTAGTCTTGCATGAGTAAGGTGCTGTAAAGGGATATCTGACAAGTCGATTATATGCTTGTCTATGATGTTTCTGTACATAAGGTATGTATTTCTTGAGCGATTTACCTTGTATGTATCAAGCCATTCTATAGCATAGTCATAAAGCGATATATCGCTGGAGGTTACATATTCTCTTTTATATACTTTATCTTTAAATTCGTTTACTTTACGCTCCAGATCCGCACTGGACTTCTTAGATATTATATTTATTCTGTGCTTACTTCCGTCAGGATTGTAAGTGCCGTCCCATACTTTCGCTCTGAAATAACCGTCTTTTCCTTTACTGTACTTAGCCTTTGCCATATGTACCTCCTATTTTTGGGTATAAAAATAACAGCCATTGTCAAACAGCTGTTACAGTGGTACAATATAGCTTGTCGATGGCTTATACTGTAAGTGTAACAGCTTTACAATGTATATGCGTGCCACTTGGTATTGGCGTACCGGGTGGCTTTTTTTTCAGTAACTCTAGTTAAAAAATATTTAGTTACCAATAAGGTATCTTAATATAGTTTTCTTCCTGTGAAAACACGCATTTACAGTATCTGTATTATTAGAAATAATAATTCTAATAAATGTAGTTATTATTCTACTTATATTATTGTATAGTGCCCTTGAATTTTTAAGCTCTAATTTATTATTAATATATTCATCCAGTACAGAAATAAGGCTGTGTTCTAATTTTTTTCCTCCATGCACATAGTTACAGGAAACACTATACTCACTTTTTATTAAAGAAAATTCACTTTGAAATTGTGTATTTTTAAAAAAAGTGTTGTTCATTTCATCAAATAATGAGTGAGTAACTTGACTGTCTTCAAGAGGCTTTTTCATAATGTACCTAGTAAAGTTTTCGATTATAGATCGCTCATTTAAGTATATATACCGGATTTCGTTTTTGATAATGCTAATTATAAGAAAAAAGAAATCTGATATAAGTACAGCAAGGCTGTAGTTGTTTTCTTCATGATATAGGTATTTTAAAAACATCAATTTTTTTGACAAAAAAGTAATAAAATCTTTAGTGCTTTGTTTGGATAGCGATTTATTAGTATCCAAATCATTTAGTTTTAGCATAAATGAGCTTAATTCTTCCTTAGTGCTATTTAGCATGGAATTATTTATACTGTGTTTCATTGATTAAACCATCCATCAAGCTGATTTTTTTTCTTTTTATCTGGATCGGACATGCTGTCGATACACTTTTGTATAAAACTATAAAGCTTATTTTTGTAACTTCTATCGTCTTCCATAGAGAAAATTAACTTAGATATTTTTGCAACAGTTAAAGTTCGTGATTTTATTAAATATGGTTTTAAATCTATAGAAAAAACATCTTTTACAAAATCATATACTGCAGCATTATTCTTGAATATTTCCTTTGATAGGAGTAGCGATGAAACAATACCAATTAGTTTATATTTAGGTATAAGTTTATTTTTTAACTCATTACGATATAATATTAGATCGTTGAACATCTTTTTCCTCCTTTTCTATCCTATCCATTAATTCTCTAGAGACTGCCATAATATCTTGCTTCGCTTTACTGTAATTATTTGGGTTTGCACCAAACTTACCAAATTGTATGCTTTTATAAAAAGTAGTTTGAGATGAAAATATATCTATTCCCTCCAAACTTTTTTTACTTTCGAAACTTTGCCTTAAATCTTCTTGTTTTTGTGGCGGGTTCTTATAAACCATAGTATAAACTATTCCAAGACATTTTAGGGGTAACTCTTCCTCGCTTATAAGTCCTTTTATAGCTGATTGTAGAGAATCAATACCTATTATCGAATACCTATCAATACGATTTGGAATCAGATAATAATCTGAGGCTATTAAAGAACTATCAGTATAGATAGTCAATGTTGGTGGACAGTCAATAAAAATATAATCATATTTATCTTTCAGATTGCCCTTATCAATAAATGTCTTAATTCTTTTAGCGAATCTTGCATTGCTGGAATTATTTGATAGGACTAATCTTAAGTCTCCACATATTAAATCCAGATTATCAGTTAATGCAACTTTTAATTCACCAACAGTAGGATACTCATAAGCTTTAGTTAAGCTTTCAGTAGTTGAAAATAGTCTAAAAATAGTTTTTTCGGTGTTGATAACTTGTGATGTGTAAAACGAGTTATCAGAGGCTTTATATTGATCTAATAATGATTGTGTTGCATTAAACTGTGGATCAGCATCTATAAGTAAAACTTTCTTGCCAATTTCTGCAAGATAGTCTGATATACCGACACAAAGAGTTGTCTTACCAACTCCGCCTTTCATATTTATAATTGAAATTACTTTTCCCATGCTTACTCCTAAATGTATTCTCTTTACAGCTGTAGAATAACAATATAATACAGGTGAGGACAAGTATTATATTGTCCTTGAACACCTGCTATTTAGTTATAAAACCATCACCAAGCTACGTCCTTAAAGAAAAATTATATTTGATATTAGAACATATGTTCTATATAATTGTTTTATCGCTACCTTAAATAGTGCGTCAAGGAGGTATTTAGGTGGATGGAGAGTATAAAAATTTGATTGTTGAGTTATTGGATAAGCCTAGTGAAAAACAACTAAGATATATCTACAAACTCATAAAAGCATTCTTAGACTAGGTGAGGCCCACTTCGGTGGGTGCCTAGTCTTTTTTCTTTAGCCCCTCTGCTATTTCACTAAGTACTTCCCATTGCTCGGGTGTCAATTTTGCAAGTACCGCTATAACTCTATTTTTAAAAGAATCTTCTTCTTCCAATAATAAATCCCTTGTCAATCTGGCGATTTCAGTTTCTCTGTCAAGCTTTATAAACATTTCACCGTTTCCGGTTCTAAGCCACTCTTCGTTGACATTGAACTCACGGCAAATAGCTAAAATCATTTGTTCTGTGAGATTATTTGTTCCCTTTTCCAATCGTGAAACAGCAGATTTACCAACACCTACCTTTTCACCAAAAGCTTCCAGAGTTAGTCCAAGTGTTTTTCTAAGTTCTCTTACCCTGTCTCCCATTCTACCTCCTTTCTATATAGCATTGATAAATAGCAGGAACAGACCGACTACTATAATAGCTAATCTAAGTAAGGTAAATAAAAGTAATGATATCTTTCTTATCATATTAACTACCTCCACGATTGAAGTATAAAACACAAGGGGAAAAAAGTCAAGAAAAAAGTTTCCTAAAGTAACAAAAAGCTATTGACAAAGTTACTTTAAGGAACTATAATGTTTACATAAGCAAAGGAAAGGAGAAATGCAATGAAGAAATGGTACAAAATCATTGATGAGCTCACCGTCTTAACCGGAAAGCTCATCAGGCTGGCATTAGAGATTGGCACTCTAATATCAGTAATACATATGATACTTCAAAGTATCAAATAAATAAAAACAGTCAGGAATGGGGCGAAAGCCTCAACCCTGATTGGATTGTACCATTTCTTCATTGCAAGGGCAATAAGATGAAGATAGCAAAGTTGATTCTAAATGTGCTTAGATTAGCGGTTATTGTAGCAGGATTGTATTTAATTTTTTTCAGATAGGAGGTAAGAACATGGCACTTAGTAAAGAAGATAAGTCAGTACTCATTAATTTGATTGACATTATCGAAAGGTTGGATGACGGTGCAAAAAAGTATCTTATGGGTGTGGCTGACGGAATGAGTTTTTGCAATATGTCAGAGGACTTAAAGAGAAAGCCGGAAGAAAAAGAGGCGGTTTAAAAGGGAGGTGATTTTATTGAATGAATTAAAGATTTTTAAGAACAGTGAGTTTGGAGAAATCCGAACGGTGGAAATTTGCGGTGAGCCTTGGTTTGTGGGTAAAGATGTGGCGGAGGTGCTGGGATATTCTAAAGCAAGAAATGCAATATTAGCTCATGTAGATACAGAAGATAAAAAGGATGCCCCAATTCAGGGCGACCTTGGTGGAACTCAAAATATGATAATTATCAACGAATCTGGATTATACAGCTTGATTTTATCAAGTAAGCTCCCAAATGCAAAGGCCTTTAAGAGGTGGGTAACTTCAGAAGTTCTTCCAGCTATCCGCAAGCACGGCTTATATGCTAAAGAAGAGTTACTGGATAATCCGGATATAGCCATAGCGGCTTTCAAGGCACTAAAAGAAGAGAGGGAAGCAAGGAAAGCTTTAGAAGCTGAAAATAAGCAAATGCAACCTTTAGCCTTGTTCGCAAAATCAGTATCCGCCAGTGATACGTCTATCCTGATAGGAGACCTTGCAAAGCTCCTGAAACAAAACGGATACGATACAGGGCAAAAGAGGCTGTTTGAGGAATTAAGGCAAAGAAGCTTTTTAATGAAGACCGGTAGCAGTAAGAACTTACCTACTCAAAAGGCTATGGAATTAGGCCTGTTTGAGGTAAAGGAAAGCACTATAAATAATCCTGATGGAAGCGTGAGAGTTACAAAGACCACAAAAGTAACAGGGAAAGGGCAAGTGTACTTTGTAAATCTCTTTTTAGGGAAGCTGGTAGAAGAAAAGGTTGGGTAGGAGGAAAAAATAATGGCAAATAAGGATATTATACCGGATGCAGTTACATCAGTAGATGTTATACAGGTAATAAGAACGGTTGCAATGAGGGGAGCAGGGACACCGAATGATCCATTTAGAAACATTACTCAGTTTTGGACTCTGGACGGGTTTTTGATTAAAGAAATTGATATTCAGAAAGAAGCAGGTGCAATTACTCATGATTATCGGGAACGGTCGGCCGCTTTGCGTGGGATGATGAAATAAACTCCGTTGCTTCATCAGCAAGTATATCGTAATCAATAAATGCAATTAAAGCTTTAAGGAGAGAATATGGAAGAGGAAAAAGAAATCAGAGGTTGGGTAAATATTATAGTGGAAACTGACAAAGATGACCCTGAAACAATAGCGATAATTACTATGGACAACATAGATGTAGTAAAAGGTTACAGGGTCAGAATGAAACCAGTGTATGAAGATTAGCCAAAAAGAGGTAAAAGAATGACCGAAGAACAGAAAAGATTAGAAAGTGTCTTATTAAGATTAGTTGAGGAATTATATAGAATGGGCACAACGGAGCAGGTATCACTGATATCTCATGAACTTATAGAATTGTGGGAGGTGACGACAAAAGATGGATTACCCGAAACAGATTATGAAAATGTCAAAGTGAGAAGCTATGAAAAAAGAAGAAAATGATTACAAGACACGTAGGGGCTGGACTATAGAAGAAATAGCAACACTGTCAGAGCTTAAGGCAAACGGCGTTAGAATTGTAGAGATTGCAGAGAGGCTGAATCGTAACAACTCATCTATATTTAAAAAGATTGGAGATATGGGTGCCGATTTGTATGACAGTGATACTTGGAAGAACTATGTATCCCAAGGGTCGCCTTGGAAAAAGACCGAGCTTAGGCTTGTCAAAGAAATAATGAAAAATGGTGGAGGATTCAAAGAAGCGGCACTTAGAGTTCCTCATAGTCCGGGGTCAATACAGACAAAAATTTTCCGAATGGGTAAAGATTTCTTTGATGAAAGTACTTGGGATAAGTATGCGATAGATTAGGAGAAAAATATGGAGTATCCAAAAGCAATTATGAATATATCGGAACTTAAGTGTATGGGTTTTCCTAGGGCTTTGTTATTAGAGGCTTACAGAGACCCAAAACAGGATTTTGCTACAAAGGTGGACCCGTCAAAATCGAATTCAACTATCATATTTGATACAGCAGGATTTGATAAGTGGATAGCAAAGAGGATAAAGTTGCAGACTGCGGAGTTTGCAAGCCAGAGACGAAGGCCTGCAACATACAGATGGAAAATGATTAAGGAGGCAATATGAAAAAGGATTTAAAAGAGGCTTTAAACGGAGATTTCGCAAATATGGACATGAGGGGATGGAGTTTCAAAGGTCAGAACTTATCAGGGGCAAATTTTAGCAATGCAGACCTTGAAGGGGCATGCTTTATCGATGCAATACTGGTTAGTACAAATTTTGAAGGTGCAAACTTAAAAGGTGCTGACTTCTCATGCGCAAATACATGGAGTGCAAACTTTAATGAGACGAACTGCAAAGACGCACTGTTCTTGTCTGCTAATTTAACCGAAGCAAGCTTTGAGGGCGCCGATCTGGACGGTGTGTCATTCGCTCAAGCAAATTTAACGGAAGCAAACCTTCAGGATACGAATATTATTACTACCGAGTTTGATAATACAGTCGGTATTTATCCAGTATGCCCGACAGAGGGAGAGTTTACGGGATGGACGATAGGAGAGGATTTTGAGGGTAATGAGTGCTTGGTTGAAGTATCTATTCCTACATGGGCTCAGAGAAGCTCAGGAACAACAAGAAAGTGCAGGGCGGAAGCGCTGTATATTGAATCTATAGAAAGATTGAAAGATGGCTATGATCCGATTGAGGTTACTTTGAAAAATAGAGATTATATCTTAACTGAAAAGGAGCTTGCACAAGATGATGACTACGAAATAGACAGGTTCAGGGTAAGCTCTACAGACCTTTACTTCTACATCACTAAGGAAGAGGCACTGGCACAGGCGAGGAGAAAGATATGATTTTAGATGATAAGCAAATAGACACAATAAAAAGAATTTTTGATAAGTGCGTGGAGGTAAATAAAAAAGGCATAGTTGAGGTGTTCTTTAACTGGCATCCACACACAAGTGAGGTTGAAGTTAGTATACATGTTCCAAATTGGGAAAGAGACAAAAAAGGTAAGAGAATGTATTTCTACTCCGATTCTGAAGACTATGACAATTGTATTTCTTTGGTTGGAGAATACGCACCAAGCGAAATAGAGAAAGAGTTAGATAGCTATATCTAAAAGGATTCTTAACGGGTAGAGTATTTAGACAAGGATATGGATATATAAAAAGCTGTAAAAGAAGTGGCTCCGGTAGTTGGCGGTGCAATTGGACCGAGCGAAAGCAAGGACAGTCCGGCGGTATCATTGGCAAGGTGAGTTGTGGAACTTACAGCACTAAATTTACATTATTTTGCAAGTCGCTGACAATTGCTGACAATTGACAACAATTGCGTCCGTAATCCAATCCAATCCGAATCCAAATACAATCCGAAGTACAATCCGTATATATGCTCGGAGCTAAAGCAGTCCGAGCAGGCAAACCAGGTGTAAACATATGCACCAATAGCATTTAAAAAATAAATGATTGACAAGCAGGAGGCTTATAATGGCATATTTCTACAGTTGTCCAAGGTGCGGTTGTAACTTGGATCCCGGTGAGAAGTGTGATTGTGAGAAAGAAAAGTACTATCACGAGCAAAAGAGAAAGAAACTGGAGGAGTTACTAAAAAGACATACAAACACTGAAGAGGATACAGGACAAATGGTGTTTGTTTGGTAACTTAAGCATTATAGATAAACAATTTTGGAGGATAAGAAATGGAACAGAAAATCAATGTGGCAAATGTTTTCAAGGGAAGAGCAAAGAGTAAATATACATTCGTGGATGCAAGAGAACTTGAAGAACTTATAGATTTAAGAGCTGAAGTAGAGGCGTTTATTATGTTATTCAAAAAAATACTGGGATATACAGCGCTGGTTGCAGCAGGAATCGTATTGGGAGTGATATTACTATGAGCCTGGAAGCAATACCGAAGAACTTACATAGGCATGTAGATAAGCTTAAAAGTCAAGGTATCTATATCACAGACGAAGAGGCCGAAGAGGTTTATATGTATTGCCTGAGAAAGATGGAAGTGGCAGAGGTTGAAGTACCGGAAGAATATATTAACTTACTATATCCGGATGAACTTAAGAATTACATACTCAGGCGTGGAATTAATGCCTGTACGATTTTAAGGCAAATGGAGGATGCAATATGTGTATAGAGTGTGGCTCAAATCCTTGTGATGCAAGGTGTCCAAACGCAGATGAAGAAAGAGCAGTTTTCCGCTGTGTTTTATGTGGATATCCAATATATGCCGACGATATGTATTGGGATTCACGGGATGGATGTATTTGTGAAGATTGTTTATATGAAATGAGAAGAGAAGAAATTTTGGAGCTATGTGGGGAACCACTTAAAAAAGCAGTTATGGAGGAATAGAAAAATGTCAGAGAAATTACCGGTAGAACAAAAGAAAGAGAATATAAGTGTGGTATCACAGCTTAAGGGATTTATATCACAGGATACAGTGAAAAAGAAATTTGAGGAAGTGTTAGGCAAGAAGGCACCGCAGTTTTTGGCATCAATTACAAATGTTGTAGCAGGCTCTACACAGTTAAAGAAATGCCCTGCAAATACAATTATGGGAGCTGCATTTGTGGCGGCAACATATGACTTGCCTATCGACAGCAATTTGGGATTTGCAGCTATAGTGCCTTACAACAATAACAAATACAATCTGCTGACAAAACAGTGGGAAAAACATCCTGAAGCACAATTCCAAATGATGTACAAAGGGTTCATTCAATTGGCGATTCGTTCAGGATATTATGAAAAAATGAATTGCTCAGTGGTATATAAGGATGAACTGGTATCTTATAACCCTATTACAGGAGAAGTAGAATTTGTTACAGACTTTTCAAAGTGCACTCAAAGAATGAATGGAAAGTCTGAAGATATAGCCGGATATTATGCTTGGTTTAAACTTCTCACAGGATTTAGAAAAGAGTTGTTCATGACTAGGGCCGAAGTTGAGAATCATGCAAGAAAGTACTCTACAGCTTACAGAAACGACCTAAATAATGACAAAAAGGGAAGTAAATGGACCACTGACTTTGATGCTATGGCGTTGAAAACCGTTATCAAGTTGTTGCTTAGCAAATGGGGCATATTATCAGTTGATATGCAGAGAGCTATTACAGATGACCAGAAGACATTTGATGAAGAAGGTGAAAGTGAGTATGGGGATAATAAGCCGGATATCATAGAGGTTGAGGATCCATTTGATAAAGATAGTGATGTTGAAGTGATTGATGATGTAGATACCACAGAGTAGGAGCAATTTAAATGATATTGTCAGCGGATAATTACTACAGTGAGGAAGCTAACAGGCAGTACATGTCTGTTAGCCAATTCAAAGATTTTAACGGAACGTATGGAAAGGTTGCTTGTGAGTTTGAGGCAATGGAAAAACTTGCAGGGAGATGGAAGCCTGAACCGTCTACAGTGCTTTTAGTGGGCAGCTATGTTGATGCATATGTTGAAGGAACACTTGATGATTTCAAGATAAGGAATGCATATATTTTTACTCAAAAAGGAGAATTGAAAGCGCCGTATAAAAAAGCTGAGGAAATCATTGCAAGGATTGAAAGGGATAAATACTTTATGAAGTATCTTTCAGGTGAGAAGCAAACCATTATGACTACAGAGCTGTTTGGTTGTGAATGGA